TAGCAGCCTAGTGTTGCTTAGGGTTTGCCTGTACCTCGTAACAGAAACAGGCACTATGCCGCTTTAGCTCATTTGGTAGAGCAACTGATTTGTAATCAGTAGGTGCCCAGTTCAAATCCGGGAAGCGGCACCATTAACAAGTGATAAGGAGATTATGACAAAACAAAGTGAACAATTTTACGAGCTTCTGGATAAGATGAGACAAGTACACGACAATAAGAGGCATGATTATGCTTCTGTTGATGATGTATTCAAAAATTTTAGAACAAGTGAAATGGCAGGTATTCCTGCATGGAAAGGCGTTGCAATGCGAATAGGCGATAAGTTTAGTCGTTTAATGTCTTTCTGTAAACAAGGTGAATTAAAAGTACAAGACGAAAGTATTGGCGACACCTTAATAGATATGGCAAACTATGCTATCATATGCCATATTTTATTTTATGAAATGAGAAACAAACAAATGAACGCACATAAAGACGATATAACAGAAAAGTTTTTAAATGCACAAGGAGATAATAATGACAGATGATAATTCAGTAGATAAGTCTTTTGAGAATGAAACACCGGCACCAAGTCCTATGGTTCAGATTTCTATAAAAGAATACGACAAGTTAAAAGAACATCAAAAGTATATATCAGACAAAGGTATAATTGACATTATAGATAATGTTGAAAGACTTGTTAGAGCATTGAGAAAACATATTGTTAGGACAGACATATAATGACACCTAAACAATTTGCATTAGTAATAGAAAAACGAGCAAGTAAGAAAAGAATAAGTCACATGGAAGCTGTATTAGATTATTGTACTGAGAAACAGATTGAACCAGATGAAGTGACACATTTAATTAACAGAAACTTAAAAGAAAAAATAAAGGCAAATGCTGAAAATTTGAATTTCTTACCAAAGACAGCAACATTGCCAGTATAAGGATAAATTATGGAACAATGGAAAATAAAACCTCACACATTTAAATTTAGAGAAGGCGACAGCGATGAAAAAGGTGGTTGTACGTTTATTGGTGGTACATGGAAAGATGTTACTACAGATGAACTATTTGCAGGCAAAAGGGTAGTATTGTTTAGTCTACCTGGTGCATTTACACCAACTTGTTCAAGTGAACAGTTACCGGCATATGAGGAAATGTATGATAAATTTAAACATGCAAAAGTAGATGAAGTTTATTGTATATCAGTAAATGACGCTTTTGTAATGAATGCTTGGGCAAGAGACCTAGGTATTAAAAAAGTAAAAATGATACCAGACGGTTGTGGTACTTTTACAAGCAACATGGGTATGTTAGTAAGTAAACCGGCACAAGGTTTTGGTATGAGAAGTTGGAGATATTCTGCTCTTGTAGAAGATGGTATGGTAACTAGATTTTACCAAGAACCAGGATACAATCATCAATCAGCTGATACTGACCCATATGTTAACTCTGACCCACAAACTATATTAGCGACTATTAGTGTATAATATTTTTTCAACACCTATCTTTATTGATGATATTGATTTAAGTAAAGTTAATTTATTATCTGAAAGTTTTAAGGCACAATGGGAATCCAATACAACATCATCACATGGAGAAACCAATACACTTAAACAAGAAGAAGTAAAGTATTTACTAGACACTATAGTAAAAAATTTAAATGAGTTTATACAAGACCCATTTGAAATATCATTAACACAGATGTGGAGAAATAAATATAAACCAGGTGACTTTCAGGAGAAACATGCACATGTAAAACATAGTTTTTCTTTTATTATCTATGAACAGGTAACTGAAAGTAAAACTGTATTTGTACACCCAATACAACAACTGTTATTAGAAAAATATGGATATGATAAAGATGATAAAATGGAATGTATATTCAATCATCAACATGAACCTAAATGTAAAGCAGGTCAAATCATTATCTTTCCTAGTTACTTAGAACATTTTGTAAGAAGTAATGACGAAGAAACAATTACAGTTGCAGGTAACATAAAGTTAAATATAAAATGAGAGACGGATACAACATATATAAAAAATACTTAGCAATCAAGTTACATTTTTCAAAAGATGAGTTTGATTTTTTTAAGTATGGAGGAGAAACGAAAGCAAAGTATGAAACATTTATTAAGCGTAATGACAGATATTTCTTTGTCAAGGCAGCCAGAAAGTATGGCAATGATATTGTTGATTATTTTGTTGCTAACTTCATAGGCAACAAAACAGATTATATCAAAGATTTTAGCGAAGATAATTATTTAGAGTGGCGAAAAAGAATAGATGGTTTAACATATTACTTTAAGTTGGATATGGAAAAACTATTGAAGAAAACTGATGGTAACTTTGATAAGATATTTAAATGTTATCGTGGTCAACACCCACCGTTAATTAAAATGTATTTGGCAAAAAAGATTACATTAGAAACTTTATGTATATTGGAAACAATGCTAAACTATACAAGACAGTTTGATAGAGATATAGATGAGACTTATGTATATCCTACAATTAAAAGAAGAATGAAGAAGTATCAACCTTTCATAAAGTTTAATCCAACAAAGATGAAACTAGAATTAAGGAAGATGTTAAGTGATTAAAGGTTGCGTTGGGTTTTCGTACAAACACGGATATCCATGGATAGGACATATGATACTAGTAAGAGGAAAGAGAACAATAAACATACCATTATTATATCCGTTATATTTGCTGTTGACTTTTATGTGGAGACATGATATAATGTTTACTAAAACAAGAGATTTTTAAATGATACAAGAACATCATGTAATTGGAAATGGCGAAAGTAGAAAAGATTTAAATGTTAATGAACTAGATGGCACGACCTATGGTTGTAATGCCATTTATAGAGATTGGTATACAGACTATCTATTTAATAAAGATAAACCTATTCAACATGAAATACTTGATAGTCAATGTTGGAAAGATAGAAAAGTAATTATACAAACTAGATGGTTTGGTCAAGGTCATTATAATGAGGCATATGGTACAATGTCATTATGGAAAGATATGTTAGGTACAAATGATTATACAGATTGTGGTTCAGCGGCACTTACATATGCAAGTATGAGAGCAAAGTCTTTTGGTGGTGTTGTAAACATGTATGGTTTTGATTTTGATAAAGCAGATACAACTTATGTAAATAACATATATAAAGGAACACCTAATTATTCTGATAGAGTAAATCAACGCAAAGGTGTCACTAAAGAATTTTTAGAGTGTATAGAAAAATTTAAAGATGTACAGTATGTTTATCACGGTGATAAATTACCTGACTTGTTAACAAAATATGAGAATGTAAGATGAAATTATTAGGTATTAGATTATGTGACCACGATAGTAATATTACAATTACAGATGGCACTAAGGTACAATATCATAAAACAGAAAGACACTATGGTGTTAAACATCATCATTTGCCATTTGAGAAATTAAAAGATTATCTTACTGAAAAAGGTATTGACTTATCACAAATAGATGACGCAGCTATTGTAGTTGATGAACAAAACATAGAGAAGGTACATAGTTTAGTACAGTTAGGTCTTAAATGTAAAATAGAAAAAATAGACCACCATTTAGCACATGCATTGAGTGTCTGGCCGATATCTAACACGGAAGAAAATACAACAGATTTTATATTAGATGGTTATGGTGACTATAAAGTACATCACACAATTTTAAAACATAAAAGAAAACATGTAGAGTGGAACTTAGATGAAATGAAAAGTCTAGGTATGCAGTTTGGTGAGTTTGGTGCTAATATTGGAATGAAAGGTAATGATATAGACTTTGCAGGTAAACTTATGGCATTGAAAAGTTGGTATTCAAAAGATGTACAGTTTTGTAATTCTTTAAATAATATACACTTTGTTAATGTACAAGAAATATTTAATTTTAATAGATGGATTGAGCATAAAGGTTCTAGGTATGTGGCAGAGAATACAAAGGTAGAATGGTTTGCTAATTTACATATGTGGTTAGAAAGTACAATTACAAAGTATTTTAAATTGTATGCTAAACCAGATGATAAGATATCTTTTTCAGGTGGCGTGGCACAAAACATATGTTTTAATGAACAACTAGGTAAGTATTTTAAAAACTTATCAATACCACCTCATGCTAATGATGAAGGATTATCTTTAGGTGCAGTTGAGTATTTAAGAAAAAAACATAATTTAGAACACTTTGACAACTCAGGTTTCCCTTATTGGCAATCAGATGAGGCACCAGAAACTACAGCGAGTTCGTCAACAATCAAACAAAGTGCTGAACTGTTAGCACAAGGTAAAGTATTAGGTTGGTATCAAGGACATGGCGAAGTAGGACCTAGAGCATTAGGTAACAGGTCAATCTTAATGACGCCATGTGTAGGTTCAAAACAAAGAGTAAACGAAATAAAACAAAGAGAAGATTATAGACCATTTGGTGCTTCTGTACTTAAAGATAAGGCACATATATATTTTGATATAGAAGATAGTCCATACATGTTATATTCTTGTAATGTAAAAGATGATAGATTAAAAGAAGTAACACATGTTGATGGTAGTTGTAGACCACAAACAGTTGATGGTAACAATCCTGTCTTTGAAGAATTATTATATGAAGTTGAGAAGTTAACAGGTCTACCTGTGTTATTAAATACATCTTTAAATATACAAGGTAAACCTATCTGTGGTAATATAGAACAAGCAAAACAAATTAAAGGACTAGACAATCTAGTAATTGGTAATGACACAAGAAGTTAAAATATTAAAATACGATATTACTAATTTTGTTGCATGTCCTGTACTTCATGCTAAAACAGATTTTAATTTAAATGAACGAGAAGATTTTATATTAAGAGAAATGGCAGG